GCGAAGTCTGTCGAGCTCGTCGAGCAAATGACTTTCCATGGCGAAGATCACGACACGATCGTGCTGCTGGACTTCCGCAACGTCCGTGGTTTCGGTGAGCCAATCAAGGGCATGCAGAACCGACCAGCCTCTGGCCCTGGTCCACTGATGTCGGCACTCACCGCTCTCGCTCGCATCCGCCAGTCGGGCATGATGCCGTGGCTTGCTGCTGCTTACGCCGACCATCTGCTGGCAGAGTGTGTTCTCGTCGGCGGCGCCCGCCGTGCAGCTCGCATTGCCGTCAAATACTGGAAGGATCGCTCGGTTCTCGAGTTCATCCAGATGAAGCGGCCGGAAGAGTTCCTGGGTCTGAACAGGCAGCAGGTAGAAGCTCTCCGCGAGACTGGTGGCTACTTCGAGTCCTTCCTGTGGTCGTCGAACAACTCGGTTGCCGTCGACAAGGAGTTCTGGGACGCCGTCGAACACGTCCGTAGTGGGCGCCCAGGCGCGACTCCGATCCAGATGCATGCTTATGCCGTCTGGCTGCAGGTCATGGACTACAACTATGGCGATGGCACAGGCGAGCCTGGCTTCCTGAATGTGGACAAGCTGCCGGTCGACGACGCAGATATCGAACAGTATCTGTCCGAGGTCTTCGCCGGCTCAAGCCTCTATCAGGTGGATGAGGCGACGAAGCCGCTTCTGCTCGAGCTCGCACGCCGCGTTATCGATCACCCCTACCACTACATCGTCAACCCTTGCGGCGAGATCACGCTCTTCCTGCTTGGTGGTTTCTGCGTCATCGCTGACGTAGTGCCATTCAATGCTGCGAACGACAATGACGCCGAGGAAGCTTTCCGTGTCTCGACCCGGGCGCTGATCCGCGTCAACCTGATGGACTCGATCTATCGCAAGGAAGTCCGTCGCACCAATCGTATCGGCGTGGGAATGACTGGTCTGCATGAATATATGTGGTCCCGGTTCAAGCTCGGCTTCCGTGATGCGATCGCTTATGGCGACGTCGGCCCGATGGGGATCACTGAGCAAGCGGCTCCGTTCTGGAATATGCTGAAGCGCTTCGCTGATGCTGTGCAGGATGAAGCGGAAACCTACTCGGCCGAGCTCGGCGTCGTCGTTCCACACACCATGCGGACCATGAAGCCTGCCGGCACCACCAGCAAGTTATTCGGCCTGACCGAGGGTGCTCACCTTCCGTCCATGCGGAAGCTGCTTCGTTGGGTCCAGTTCCGCAATGATGATCCGTTGGTCGCTGAATATGAAGCCAAAGGTTATCCTGTCCGGAAGCTCACCTCGTACGCCGGCACCACGATTGTTGGTTTCCCGACTGCTCCAACCATCACCACGTTGGGTATGGGTGACAAGCTGGTCACCGCGGCTGAGGCTACTGTGGCTGAACAGTTCCGCTATCTGCAGCTCCTCGAGCACTTCTGGCTCGGTGAGAAGGGCGGCAACCAGATCAGTTACACGCTCAAGTACGATCCTGAAGCCATTGGCTTCGAGGAGTTCGAACGGTTGATGTTCGAAAACATCAAGACTGTTCGGGCTGTGTCCGTCATGCCGCAGATCAAGTCGGTCTCCTACGAGTATCAGCCAGAGCAGCCGATCACGGATGAGGAGTACGACCAGTATGTCGCCAACATCAAGGAGGCGATGGTCGAGGACGTCGACCGCGAGCACGTTGATTGTGCTGGTGGTGCATGCCCGATCGACTTCAACAAGGATAAGGCGGCGTAGGTGAGGGATGTCCGCTACTACCTGATCAACCAGAACGGTCGGGTTCAACTCCCGGCCGATAACGACGAGGAGGCTCTCGCTGAGGCGAGGGCGCTCCAGGTTCGATACACCACGCCTCAGAAGCGGATTGTGCGAGAGACCCGCGAAACAATCTGGGAGGCGAGCACCTGACGTCTTCGAAGCCCCCGGTTCGGGGGCTTTTTCTTTCGTTGGACGTTTAAACTCGATCGATGGAGGCCACAAGGAACCCTTGTAGGACTCTACGTCCGAAAACATCACGAAAATAAGAGAGATCGCGGCGAGTGCCAGAAAGGGATAAACCACTTCCAATGAAGCAAACGAGCGACCTCCACGGAACTTGTCCATAGTGGTCTCCGATCCGGACCCGCAGGTCCGAGCTAAATTGAAAGCGTCATCCAATTCCTATTGCCGACACTGAAGCAATGAATGTGCGACTGGCAGCACGTTGCTATATTGGTCAACATGGGCGAACGAGTTTTTGCTTGATAGCTCGCCCAAGGAGTATGTAAAACACTTTTATTCGAAGGTGCCTTTGCCAGTCATCTCAGTTCGTTCTCCGAAAAAAAATAACTTTATGCTACGTGTGAGGCACCCAATACTTGCTAAGGCAGCCGTCCTTGGTTACGGGGCCAACATGATCCCCTCGGCTACTACTCTAAAGATCGACCGTGTTTTTTGATTCTGCAAGGGGGGTGGAGAGATTTATTTTACCATGCCAGTTCTGAGGCCATCGTCGCGGGCGATCAGGCGCTTGCCACAGGATTTGAAGTACATTTTCCAGAACGAATTAGGGCCGCTGATGCGGCCCTTATTTTTTTACTTCGCTGCTTGGCGGTTCTTGTAGAACCACCAACCAAACGTCGCGATACTGATGAGGCCGGCAGAAGCCGCCTGAAATTCAGCACTGTTGGCGATGGCATCTCCCATCAGCACACCAGCGGCGAGCTGGATGCCAATGCGAGCGACTTGTTCAAAATTTCCCATATTCAAATCCTCTTGGGTTACTTCCTGCTGGAAATCCAGGACAGGAGATCTATGACGGCGCTCCACTTGGAGGCGGGCTTCACCAGCTCCACGGATGCCTCGGCCAGGTCGGTCACAATCGAGCCAACCGGGATCTTGTCAGCCACGATGGAGGTGATCGAGCCAGCGGAGATTTGCTCTGCGACGATCACGTCGGTGACCTTGTAGCCGCCGGCTACCAGGACGTTGCGAAATGCTACGTGATATTTGGCGATGTCGGCGTCAGTGCCATCCTTGCCATTCACGATGCGGCGCGGATGCTTGGCCGGCTCGAGATACAGGCAGGCAGGGAAGGCGTAGTCGCTCAACTTCTTGCCGGTGAACATCCCCTTGGACATGCCGACGACGACGATGTCAGCGCCGATTTTGGGGTCGAGCGCGAGATCCGGATTTGCCCGAAGGTCGACGCCCAGGGCAGTGCCCATCTTGAGGTAGTTGCTCCAGTGTGTGAGCTGGATTGGTCCACGGCCAAAGCCTCCATCGCGCCAGTATGGGGTCGATACCCAGGACAGCTGGCCCTTTGCCCAGGCGGTGTCGAGACGCTTGATGACGGTCGCATCAGAAGGACGCTTGTCCTTGTGCGACGGCATGACCGTCTCCTTGATGCCGAGCATGTAGGTGCCGGTTTCATGGTAAGTCTGCGCCAGCATCTGGGCGACATGGTCGATGTCGGTGACCTGGTGACGATCAGCCGAGTCCAGAATGGCTTCGATACCTTCGACATGTGATTGGGCCAGCCGGCGATTGAATAGCGGGGAGCTATCCTTGCGAAGGGCTGCAAACATTGCTGCCCGATCGAGAACGATGCGCTTGACCATTACTGAGCTACTCCTGCCTGGATTGCCTTCAGGATGTATGGAGCAGCCACTGCGGCGATGCTGGTGATGACTGAATAAACCGCCATCAATCCGATCATCCGCTCCTTGATCGCCGTGACCTTCTTCTCGAGCTCGGCATTCTTCTCCGTGAAAGCCGCAATGGCTTCCTTGAGAGTGCTCTTGAGTTCGTCATGTTTCTGAGTCATGAAGCCGTTGCGCTCCTCAATTGTGACGAGGCGCTCCATGAACTTTGCAATGTCTCCGACGCGATCGCTCAGTGTGTTCACGGAGCGTTCGACGTTTTCAAGACGGGAGTTCGTGGCGTGATCTGTAGTCAAGATGGTTGCTCCTAGTTCCCGATTATATGGTAACTAGACAACGCATATGCTCACGAGTGTCTGCTGCACGGAGCAGCAGAGTGCATCAGAAGATCAGGTAAGATATCTTATGGAACAAAAGAAAGCCTCAGTCTGAGACTGAGGCCTGAACGAGCACGGAGTGTGGGTCAGAGAGCTAGCTTATTTGTGCTTACGTGGCGGCGCTACCGATTTAGGTCTGGGTTTACCAGAAGCAGATGTAACTGCTGCGAACTGTGGACGCATATCACCGTACTTCGACGTTTTCGGGTTGAGAACAACCTCATACCGCTTCTGCCGTTCGCCCGATGCCGGTTCCTCCACAATAACGACTTTCATTCCTTTGATCTCGGCCTGCTTAATGAAGAAACGATCGGTTGGTTTGATCCGCCCAGAGATGTCACGATGGACAAGATTTCCATGGCTTCGAGCGCCAGTTAGCCTTCTCAAGCTTTCAATTGCCTCGGCAACGTTCTCAGGAAGACCATCCAGTAGTGCCTTAAGAGTAGAGTCATCCGCATCCAGCAGGCCTGTGGCAGCCGCGTTAGCGTTCACCTTGTCCCAGATGCAGGCATTAGTTAGCTCAACCGCTACCTCGTAGGCCTCTTCCTCCGTGATCGAAGCGTTTACCAGCCGCCTCAGCGAGGCAATCACCTCACGTTGAAGCTCATCGGAAGTTTCCCTGTTCCTGAGATCACGCCACTCCGAGGGACGCATTGACAGAAAGTCCATCACTAAGATTGCTCCTTCGGCTCGATAAACCTCAAACCTAGATGTATATCCAATTGTTCAAATAAAGCTTTCACCTCCATGAGGTGAGCTTCCTTCTGTCCCGTCCTGAGACCATATCTGCCGGACTTGTTTGTCAGTACCCAATCCCGCCCTTGTTCCCATTGCGGATCGAACTCAATCTCGCCGCCAATGCGAGCGGATGTTTGTCCTTCGTTTAGAAGCGTTGGGTGTCCAAGCTTAAGAACCTTGGCAGGCGCCGCTTGCCTCTTGCGCGGCAGAGCTCCAATGTGCTGCCAGGCTTCATCCACCAATTCCTCAGTTGCTACAAAGAGACGGCCTTCGTGATCCACGAGCCAGAGCAGGTGGTAGTGCATCGAAAATGCGTTAGTCACGCTCTCCTGCTGCCGCGAAAGGTAGCTCCTAAACATTGATGCAGTTGTCGTATTGAGCTCGATGCGGCTTAGTGGGCGAGCATGGAGCTCAGGCTCTTCTATCTTACCCCGAGGCGGATCGCAGCGTCCGAACCGGTTGTCTAAGCTCATGAAAAAACCCTAGGAAGCGTATATCGGTACCTAGAGCCGAAGTTGCAAACGTTTGCAACTCATTTCCTCGGCTCCAGCGAGTGGTAGCCCTTCTTTAGCTTCTCCCGCACCAGCGCCTGAAGCAGAGCCTGAGCCTGGTCCTCATTTGCAAATGAGTTCACCATCATTTGGCCTCGGGTGCCAATCCGACCCCAGGATCTTACCACAGACACCTCACCGAACAGGTTCGGCTGGATGGACATCGCATAGAAGCGAGCCATGTTCTTGCTCGGGTCTCGGCGTTGGATGTAGATCTCTCGCATCCCGAGACTCTGGACGAGATGCCGGATCAGGTCCAATCAGAGTTTTGAATCGTTCATGGCCTGTTGATCACCATACAGCATGTTAAACCGGTCACGGATCATCTTGATGATGAACTCGCTGCCCGACATCTTGTAGGTATCAGCCAGGACCGCGAGTTTTTCACGATCCTCTTCAGTTCCATAGGCAATGATGCCAGCGTTCCGCTTCTTGCTCATGAGGGCCAGTAACTGTTTGAGGAGGCGTCTGCGACGTATTCGCCGGCCAGGATCATGTCTTTGATCGCTCGAGCGGCCATGGTGTGTGCAGCGACGAACCGGATTGCAGCGAGGCCCAGCTGGATAGTCGTCGGCGCGTCCATCGGAACCTGGCTGTTGTCGGCCGAAATCCATTTGAAGTCGTTGTCTGGATCTGACCAACGGTAGTTACCGGGGCTCACTCCGCTGGCCAGGGCGATGCTCGCTGCGGAGGCAGCACCGGTCATATTGATTTGATCCTGCGCCCTCGCCTGAAAAAGTTTTCCTCCAAACTCAAACCCGACTGCCAGGCGCCGATCGCGCTCCGTGTTTACGTCGTCTTCAGTTGCACAGGGTGGTCTGAGTTTAAGCTTCATGAACTGAGATCTCTATCGTTCGTGCAAGATAGATAGGATGTGAGAGAGTGATGTTGTAGGTCATGACATGATCAGCCTCGAGCTCGAGCAAACCATCCTCAATCAGCATCGTCTGTCCCTCGAAAGTCACCGATGTTCCTGCTGGAACAGATATGGAAGTCTCCTGCCCCACTTGAATTGAGTATGAAGGCTCAACGGCAAACTCTAGCTTGGGAGTCAACTCCCCATTCAGGACGTACATCTCGCGCTGCTCGTCGGCGCTTAGCGGCCGATCCAGCAGCAGGACCTCTTTGTCGCCTTTCAGCATCTCAATGCCTTCAAGAAAGCAGGTTCCTGACTCAACAATCCGACCGTCCTTATGGAAAAGGTAGTGAAATGCCTCATACTCAGGAATGACCGGCACGGGCTCGGGCTCATCGTCAGGTAGCGGGACAACCGGCTCTGGAGCTGGTTCAGGTGTCGCAGGTTGGATAGGAGGTGCAACAGGCACCTCCCCTTCATCAGGAAACTTGGGGGGAGGCAGGTCGTTTGGGTCAATCATGATTTACCTCTTGAAGACAATGCAGCTAATTTCAGGGTCAGCCACGATGATGATAGTGGAATTACCAGAGTTTCTGAAATCGAAGCTGTAGGTGTTATTCCCTGCGGGCGGATTGTTGTCGATCATGTGCAACGTGTAGATGTCATACAGGTTAGACGTGGTAATCGGTTTCGCCATGGTCACGTAGGTTCGCAGAGTGGTCCCGTTCCGCTTGATCAGAGCCGCTCCCAGCTGACTTTGGTTGGCGTCATCACTCTTAACCTTATAGGTGACAATGACGATACACGGATTACCAGCCGGGTTCTGGGAGACCGTTGCAACACGCTGCGCGGTGTCGCCCCCACCGATACCGTTAGTCGCACTGGAAGTCGCCGTGCTGACGTTCGTCACTGCGCCGGGGGAGATGTTGGAGCTTCCGACCTGGAGAGTTCCAATCACAGCGTTGGAAATGTTGACTGAGCCAAGTGTGGCAGAGATTGCCGAAAGGCTCGTGACGTTCATCTTATCGGCGGTGACCTGCCCGGCACCAATCTTGTCAGCCGTGATTGCTCCGGTGACAATGTTGCCGCTGGTGATGATGGTCAGGCCGGTGCTCGACCAGTTCGAAAGCTCCGTCTGGTTTGGCAGGCATTCCCCGAAATAAGGATGAGCCAACCATGTGTAGCTGTCCGTCCCATACGCAGCGGAGTGCCCCCAGCACCTGAAGAAGATTTGGGCATATCTGGCATTGGCCGGGGCTACGGCGACCCCGCCGACACGTGTGTAATATCCGATGTTCTTGTCAGGACCACCATTCTGGTGACTTATACCGTCCCAATAAGAGTAGTCGATGATGTCGCCGTTGGCGTTTCTCCATTCTATGTGTGCGCGGCAATAATCGCTTCGGTGCCCATAGACGTAGACTGAAAGTTCATAACGCCCACCACCGGTGACGTTAAACCTGTTGGCCACACCAGTGCTGTCATTGCGAGGGAAGACATCGGCAAACTGACCATTTGTTTGAGCACCCGTCTGAACCACTTCCAGTGATCCAGTGGCGATACCAAACTGATCTGTACGAAGGCTTGGCCCCGCCCAAGACCCGCCGCTGAACCAAGCAGCCCAACCAGTCATACCAGAACCGAAATCGGAATTGGGGATCAGGTTGGCACTGGTGCCGAACGCTGCCTTATCAGCGGTGAGAGTGCCGGCTGCTACATGTGTACCGGTGATCGCGCCACCGGCAATCCGGTCACCCCAAATAGCACCGGCTGAAATCTTGTAGGTAGTGATTGCGCCGTCCTGAATGGACGTACCCTGCAAGACCTTACGGAAAATCACCTCGTCAAAAACGAGATAATTATTGGTTGCAGCAGTCCAGTGGAAAATCTGGATGCGGGCGAACTTCGCATCCCCCGGTGCTGTCACCTGCCCACCAACACGAGTGAACGCATCGCTAGGAACAGACCCGTTCCCAATCACGTCTGTATAGTTCGGGTTGATCGCAGCTTTGGCAGCGTTATGCCAATGAACACGCATATAGAGGCCGGCAGTAGAGTATGCCCGCGCCATCATGGTGAACTCGTAGATCGCGTTGCTCTCTACCGGGAACATGTAGTTGTTTAGGACACTGATTCCGTTACTGGAGGTGTTAGTCCCACGCATGAGGGTCAAACTGTTCGTGCCAGAAGACCCCCAGCCTTCCAGGTACATGCCGTTACCTGAACCGGCATTATCAGCAATAGTCCAACCGTTCAGACCGTCTTCGAAGTCTCCGTTCGTAATGAGGTTGGCGTCAGTAGCCTGTATCACCAGCGAGCGGGTGCGGATCGAGTTGGTCTCGATAGAACCACCGTTGATCTTGGTAGTGTCTGTCGTCCCCCGCCAATCAGAAAGACTGGTCGCCCCTGAGACGATGATCCTGCCGGGATCGATACGGGTATTCGCCTGATTGATGCGAGTACCAGGGTCGGTTGCCCAATTCTGGATATCGCCCATCGTCTGGCCGGACCCGCCCGCCACGTAGATGGTGTTGGAGAGCACAGACCATGCTTCAATCTTATTGGCGTTGAGCGAGACAATTTTGGCGCTGGAAACGATGGCGTCTGCGATCTGCGCTGTGCCAGTGATGACAGCAGAGTTCGTGATCAAGTGGCGAGCTTCGATAGAGCCGCTGACAATCAGTTGCCCACCGTAAGCCATATAGAGAGTTGGCTTGTTCCAGTACAGGAAGTTGCCGTCGGGGTTACCCTCCCTATGCAAGTGCGCCCGTAGGTACGATGCGCCAGCCGGGGCCGTGACTTGGTTTCCGGTCTCCAGCTTCACCCATTGGTTTTTCACATCACTGAAGTTGATAAAAGCAGAGCCGAGATAGGCTTTGCTCGGATCGAACCATTGGATGTAGTACACAACCCGGCCGGCGCTTGTGTTGTAGCACCACACGCTACCGCCAAACACCTGCCCTGGTGAGCAGGGGATCATTCGACTGACTACGTTGCTGCCGGTTGTCTGAAGGTTATAACCTCCACCGCTCCCCGCATTGCCGCCCTCGATATAGAAGTTAGACAGTTGATCCGCTTGCCATGACCCAAGGCTACCTGCCGTCCAGCCGTCATCAATTATGTTGGCAAAATTGCCTACCTTCAAAGACCGGACTTCGATGCTGTCCGTCTGGATTTTACCACCGTTGATAAGGGTAGTGTCAGACGTGCCTCTCCAATCGGCCAGAGTAGCCGCGCCAGAGATAACAATCTTACCCGGATCGATCTTGGTCGCAGCCGCATTGATACGGGTAGCAGGGTCTTGCGCCCCGGTCGCCGCATTAGAGACCACAGTGCTGAGTGCTGAACCGGAGACCGTGATGGAACCCGCAAGAGCCGAACCAGCGGTCAGCTTGCCTGCGGACAGAGTGGATACGTGCGCATCATTGATGATGGCATTTCTGATCTGTGCCGAGAGGGTGATAAATTCTCCCGTAGTCACATGATTGGCATTGATCGCGTTCGCATTGATCATGCCGCCAGTGATGCGGGTAACCGTACCGTCTGCCCAAGTAGCCGCAGCCGCCGAGCTCGCCGTAGTGCGGCTAAGCATAGGCTTATAGACGAACACGTAGCTATCAGTCGTATTCGCAGCCGTGTCAGTCTTACGAATATGAATGCCGACGGAAGCAGCGCCTGCTGGTGCCAGACCCTTGCACCACACGCGAGGCCAATTCTCTGCGTTGGTGCTATCCTGACCGCCTGAACTCACCTGCACCGGGCCTGCGTAGGCTATAGGAACACCTGCCGCGTTCCTGAACTCGATGCGAAGTTCTCCGAGGCACCTATGAACGGAAAGAGCTACGGAGGCTTCAAACCATTCGCCTGGAGCGCAAGGAACATTGTATCTCTGGGCAGCAGGGATATTAGGATCGTTCCTATACATCACCATGTCGGAGTAATACTGCCCCCCGACAGGCCCTGAAGTCTGGCGCATAACGGCAGTACGGGCAGAAGGTGCAGCCCACCCACTACCGGCTTCGGCAATATAGTAAGTGTAACCCGCACTAGCAGGGAAGTTATTAGACACACTCCACATATCAAAGCCAGCCCTGAACATGCTGTCTTCGATCAGGTTGTCATTGTTGACGACGGTCAGGGCTTCAGTGGTGACTGAACCTGCGAAAATCTTACCACCGTCAATCGTCGTCGTGTTGGAGCCATGCCGCCAATCCGCGAGTGTCGTAGCCCCGGAGATGACGATCTTACCAGGATCGATTTTGGTTGCGACAACCTGATTGATACGAGTTGCAGGATCAGTAGACCAGTTCTGGATATCCGCAAGGGTCTGCCCTGTGCTGCCTTGAACAAGGATGTTGCCTGCAAGAACTCCCACAGCAGAAATCTTGCCTGCATCAAGCGAGATAATGTGCGCGTTGTTGATGGTGGCGCTTTTGATCTGTGCTGACAGCGTGATCAGTTCGCCAGTGGTTACCTTGTCGGCAGTGACCGCGCCGTTCTCAAGCAGGATAGTGCCTGTGGCCCGTCGAGCAAGAGGTTTAGTCCAGTAGGTGTTCGGTCCAGTCGTTCCGCCTGCTCGATCACAGATAAGGTAAACGTTGGCCTTCGTATGACCTGCCGGGACGGTGAGGATACCGCCTGCCTTGGCCCAAGCGTTCTTAACCGTGCCAATAGGAGCAGCCTGAAAGGTATCTGTGCCCCCTGGCGCCCAAGTGTGCAGGAATACTACTGCACCTTCCGTAGCAGTGTTGTTGTAGTACGCCTCTACGTACCAGCCTTCTCCACCTGTAACTTCGAAAGTGTCAGATATAGCGTGTTCACGACCGTTCGCAGCCAGAATAAACTGGCCTTTGAAAGCAGTGGCAGTTTCTTCGTAGAAGCCCACCTTGTTGAAGAACTGCCAGCCGGTCTGATCGCTCTTCGACCACCCACGGTCAATCACATTGGTGGGGTCACCAATCAGGATGTGCTTGGCCCTGACGGCGTTAGCAGCAAGCTGATCGGCCCCGACCGCGCCAACCTCGATCTGACCAGCAACGATCTTACCGACGATCAGCGAAGCATCGCTCTGCGCAATCCAGCCCGTCCCATCCGTCTTTTGCTTGTAGATGATGCCGGTGGTTGTCAGATAGTATGTTTTCGGGGTCTTGTCCGTGAACGGTGTAGCCGGGAGCGCCGCTCCGACACCGGGGATGCTCAGGCCCGCTGCAACACTGGTCGCGTCTACCAGACCTGAAATGTCGGTAGACTGCAAGCCACCGGCAGTCGCACCAACACGGGCCGACCATGCAGATTTGTTGCCAGAGAAGTCAACCGACCGTAGCCAGTAATTCAGGGCTGTGCCAGCAGCCAGACCCTGACGAATTAGTTGGTTGGTCGCTGAAACGTAGGAGGGTGCAGCGCCAACCGCTGGTGCGGTCGTAGTGGTGCTCTCGTAGATTTCATAGTGGCTGAAATCGCTCTCAGTGTTTCGTGTCCATTGCAACCAAAGGACTTCGAAGCCGGGATCGATAATCAGGCCCGTAGGTACGGCTGGGGCGGCTGTATCAACCGCTGCCGTATGCGTGATGTTGGCAGTCGCGGCGCCCTTGGTGCCGACGTTGTTCACGCCCTTGACGTTGATGGTGTAGGCGACCCCGGGAACGCCGTCGAACTCGATAGAGTTGGTCGAGGCTGGCAGAAGTGTCTCGGCTGCGCCTGCACGAGTGATGCCAACTTCGTAAGAGACGGAATTGGCCGACACAGTCCATGTCACCTTGACCTTGGCGACAAAGTCAGTGCCAACAGCTACCACAGAACTCGTAGCAGCGAGCGCAGTCGGTACGGCTGGCGCTGGCTGGGTGCCAGAGAGCGAGAGCACGTTGACGGTGGCCGCTGCCGACCAAGCTGACTTGTTCTTGGAGGTATCAACTGCCCTTACCCAGAAATAGACAGTAGCCGGTCCTGCGATGTCGGTTATCGAGAAAGCGGTGCTGCCAACCTTATAGGTGGCCGTAGCATCTGCCGCTGGGGCGACGTTGGAGGTTGACTGATAGACCTCATAATAGTCGAAGTCGTTCTCAGTATTCAGGGACCATTCCAACCAAGCGATGTTGAAACCGCCTTGAGCCGTGCTGATTACCGGTGCGGCAGGCGCAACAGTGTCTCCGGCAGGCGTGATGGTGGCGGCAGTGCCGAATGCACTCTTCTGCCCTACGTTGCCAACGGAGAGGACACGGACGGTATAGGTGACGCCGGGAAGCCCGTCGAACTCTAAGGAGTTGTTTCCTGCTGTGAGGACTGTTTCGGATGCTCCTGATCGGGTGACGCCGACCTGATAGCTGGATGCGTTTGCTACCGCCGCCCACGATACGGTGACCTTAGCGATGAAGCCACCATCGTTCTGTGCGAAAAGAGCGCTGGAAAGCGTAGGCGCTACTGGAACGGCAGGCGCAGGCTGTGTGCCTTCGAGAGACAGAGTTGAGGTGGTGGATACCGCCGACCAAGCAGACTTGTTGCCAGACGTGTCAACGGCTCGCAGGAAATAGCTCTTTGAGGTACTTGCAGGCAGGTTGCTGCGATACGTCGTGGTCCCTGTCAGACCTGTGAAGGTAGGAACTGTCGCCTGAACAGGGGCAGGTGTCGGCGCGTCAGCTTCGTAAAGCTCGTAGTGATCGAAATCAATCTCAGTATTAGCGTCCCACTCCAACCATACGCCCTTGAACGTACCTGTCGCTTCAAGACCCGTAGGAACAGCAGGCGGTACCGTGTCCCGAGCAACCTGGTACGTAAACTCATCTGAGAAGGCCGACTTATTACCAGAGGTGTCGTAGGCAAGGACGCGGACGGTGAATTGGACACCTGGAAGAGACTTCGTAACGAATTGATTGCTCGGCGCAAAGGCGTCAAGCCAGTTTCCAGCACCTTCCTTGATCTCGAAGACATATCCCTGGAGGTCGAGGTCCGGAACCTGGTTCCAAGTCCACGTTGTTTCGGCTTCACCAGTGGGGAGAATGATAGACGTCGCGGCCAGGCCCGTTGGCTTTTCGGGTGCGATGGTGTCGCCCGCGATCGACTTCACCTCTACCGCAACCTCCTCGTACCAGTTGAGGTCTGCGTGGGAGAACGTGTCGCTGAAGCCGACGCGGAGGTAGTACTTTGCCCCAGGGATAACGATCGTGATATTGTTGTTCGGCCCCTCGTAGACGATCGTGCTTTCGCTTGGGACGAAGCCCTGCTGCGTTGAGGCGTGAACAATAACGTTCTGGAAATCCCGTTCGGTCGGAGCATTCGTGTCGACGATGATGCTCGAGACGCCACTGTTCTGAGCGTACACCCACTTCGGCGCTGCAGGCGCGGTGTTGGACACAGTCAAGGTCTGGAACGGCGACAAGAAGCCGTACTGGTCCTTCGACGCGATCGCGACCGTAAAGCTACGGAGAGCCACGCCATTGTCTGCTACGTTCTTCGCATACTCATATTGATAGAACTCGCCCGCGAGCGGCTCCTCACGAACCACCGCACCGTCGAGCTTGCGGATCTGCAGCACGTAGCCGGCGTGGTCAGGGGCAGCATTCTTTACCCATTCAAACCGCGGTGACTGGCTTTCAAAGACAGTTTCATATGGCTCGTCCATCATCCGCAGACCGAGGACGGCCTCTACGGCACGATAGTCACCAATGAAGCGGTGTTCGATCTGGCGGGGCATGCTCTCGTTTCCGAAAGCATCCATGGCCGTGATCTCGAAAAGGTATTCGCCGGCTGGAACGTCGGTCCACGAGAACTGGGTGACACCAGGTTCGCCCATGGTGTTCATCGCATCATTGTTGCGTGATGCTCTCACCCGATAGTAGGTGACCGTCTTGGTTGGGCTAGCGTCCCATTCCAACTGGAGATCATAGACCTTGCGACCGTTGAGCTGGATCTCCTGTGCTGCCACGCGGATCTCGCCAACGGGGTCTGGCCGGCGTCCCTGCCCGATCGAGCTCGGCAAGGTTTCGGCAATGGTGTCTACCAGGCCGTCGACGTACAACCACTTGGCGCGGTTCATAACGATCGCTTGGATGTCGACGTTGTCCGGATCACCATCGATTTCATTGAGGCTCAGAACGCGGAAGGCGACTGGAGCTGCATCCCCATTGATCTGCTCGATCGTGAAGACGGCATTCTCCGGAAGCTCCGGAAGATCCTCTGTCACCGTCAGCTGCGTGAGGGCACCATAAGTAGGAGTGAGGTCGCGGCGCTCGATAATGAAGTCGTCGGTGGCATCGCTGATCAACGTGAAGCTGATCTGATAAGCGAAGCCATTTTCAAGAAACAGAGGATCACGCAGCTGAACGGTGCGGGGTCCGGAAACGTTCTTGACGCGACCGGAGAGGCCGAACTCCATGTCCTCGTCTGCAACAAGGATCATGTCATAGGGCGACAGGTACAGCCCCTGACGATTGGTCTTGAAGTTGACCATCATCGTCTCGGTGATGCCCGTGATCATATGATAACGGGCGCGGCGGATCGCCTCTTCTTCGTCCGTGCAGCCTACAGCGTCGAAGTTGTGCGGGATGCGGCCATACTGGTCGATATGATCCTGATCATGGACCCGACGCCGATCTGTCTGCCACCCAAGATTTTCATTGGTGAAGGAGACGGTGATGTCGTTGTGGCGGGTCGAGATCTCGGTGAACGAGTAAGTGAACACGCCATCGACGACGTTCTCGGGCATGAAGGTCATTGCGGGCGAGCCGTCGCGATCGATGCGGATCACGCCCGAGCCATTGCCGTCGTCGAAGAAGCGGCCGGCGAAGATCCCGCAGAGGTAGTTGATCGCGTCACGCCCACCACGAGGGTCAGAGATCAGGCCGTTGAAGGTGAAGCGGGGTTTGCCGGATACTGTACGAACGTCGCACCAGACACCGGCTTCATAGATGTCCATCTTGTTGAGGACGATGGGATAGTAGGCGTTCATCCCGTAGCGATCATTCATCACCAGGTCGTAGGTAACGAAGGCCGGATTGTTCGTGTAGCCGAGCTTCCAGGTCAGATCCCAGACACCGGTGTAGACTCGGGTGACAGGATTATAGTTCGACGGGATACGAACGATTCGGCCGAGATAGATGCCCGAGAAGTCAGGAACAGAAGAGAACTGCTCGCTAGCCCGAGCGATGAGCTGGGTGGTTGCTAGCGCTGGAAATTTGTAAGCCTGGGCGGTGACTTCCTGAAAGCTCTCCCAGGTGATCGAGAAGAAGTTCTCCGTCGTGTCAACCGGCGACGTCTTCGTCATCCGCAACATGTACGGCTCGTCGACCCTCGGAACCGGGATACGGAACTCCTTTGGGAACGGTGAAGTCGTCTTGGCGGTGATCGCTATCTCACCATTCTTGACTTCGATGGAACCACCAGTTCCATTTTCGCCAAAGCCACCTGGGCGAAGAGACGAGCCTGCGGTGATGAATGTCGAGCCGTTGTAGAAGAGGGCTTGCTGCGTTCCAGTGTTGAGGAAGTAATCGCCCTGCTCGTACTTCAGACCCTCGCTCGATGCAGCTGCGAACGCCTTCGTCCGCTTGTCCTTGCCCCACGAAGAAGCTTCAGCCCATGACCAGACTCCATTGGAAAGAGAAAGGCCAGTGGGGTCTACCCACTGGCCTTCTTTCAAAATCTGCGGCCGGTTGTTTCTCGTCTTATCGAACCAGATCCCAGAGGTTGCCGTCGTGACCGGTTCGCTCTCCGACCAGTATGATGGTCGATCACCAGGGGAAGCGCTAATTTTATCGCTCTCGCCCGCGTCACCGTAATAGGTGTCAAAGCTTGCCTCCGAAACCTTCGGAGGAAGGGACGTCGTCGTCCGAACCGCGTGCCAGTTGCTTTCGCTGACCCGCTTGTACTCGACCTTAAACTTCCCAGTGTGGTTGAACGTGCCCTTATCATTCTGGTGAACAAGCTGGTTGATCACCATCCGGACGTCGAGGTAATCGATGTCGGTGTGCTGACCGTTGCGGATCACTTCGACATCGGTGGCCAGCTCTGTGCCAACACTGGTGGAAGCACCAAAGCCGCCGAGGCGGGAGTAGATCTCTTCGCCTTCCTCGCTGCCTTTGTAATCGATCAATTCGAAGTTATCGAAGTTGTTCTGCCCAGACTGATCTTGAAGGTTGGTCTCACCGATAAGGTAAGACTTACCTCCATCCTCGAGCCCCATGATCGGGCCTTCAGAGATCCCAAGAAGCGCCTCAACAATATCCGTAGCAAAGAGAGAGTCGGCGGTGTTGGTGGGCTTCTTGGCCCCCTTCGAACCAGAGAGTTTCCAAAGGGAGATATCCTGAATTGTCATGGAGAGATCACTCGATTTCGCTTCGAGTGTATATGGGGAGAGCTAGGAATGTTTTCCAGTCCTCCGGAATTTAGTCCTTTCGCTCAGTGGGCGGTGAGACTTTGGCGCCAGCGAGCCCGCATCCACTTGAGACGTTCGGCCGCTTCCTGTGGATCAAACTCAAATCGGATGTAATTGAGTTCGCTTGTCGCATACGGGTCGATCAGCGCGACAGGGCAATTGTACATATCTTTAGCATCGAGGTTCAGCTCCTCCGCGTAACGGTCTAATTTCTTGTAGCTGGCAACCTGAAGGGCGTGCCAGATCCTACCAGTGCCAGGGCGCATACCATGGGCGTAGCCTGAAACGTGTGTGTGACCACCGACGTAGATATCAGAGGAACCGTCGAGCTGGGCTTTCTTCGCGGCACCATAAACCTCTGACCACATGGACTTCCCTTGGAAGCCGTGGACAGCATAGATCTTGAGATCTTTTCCATTCGGGAATGTAAGCTTCATCTGCACCTTGTTCGGCTTGAAAACAGCCGCGTGTTCCGCGAGCAGGCCACGGAGAATGTCGTTGCCGTTATTCCAAGCATCATGGTTTCCGGCGACGTAGAAAAGCCAGTTTACGCGCTGAAGAAACTCCTCGACGATTGCATTCGCTTCAGCCAAGCTGGTGCCCTGCTCCGCATACAGACGAGCTAATCCGCCGACCCAACGATTACTGACATCTCCCAAGTTAGAACAAAATAGACCTTCGTTGCGGCCGTCGAAGAGATCGACGTGGTTGAACAACTCCTGCAGATCAGTCCCATCATCATCGACGTGAGGATCACCCATGAACCCTAGCCCGATTGGGCCGTCCAGTTTGCAGCGTACTGGTACGACCTTCTCTCGCTCGAAGATCTCCTTCTTGCGATTGAACTGCGAAATGCGGCGAGCGATCAGTTCTTTGACGTCAATTTCCGACTGAAGCTGTCCATCTGGAAGGTCAATTTCGAAGTCGCTGTCACTCCAGCGCTTCTTCATGTTACGGATGCCACTCTCGCTAATATCGTAGCCCTGCTCACGCAGGTAGCGAGCGGCCGGCCTGAAGCCTCCCATCTCGCTGATTGCAGTTTTGATGAGATCTTCAGTTGGGCGGTTCATTGCTGTCAGGTTCCTGTGATGGAAAGCGCCCGCTCTTTCTTACGATCGAGCGCCACGTTGCAGTTTGAATAAAGATGGTCGAGAAGCTGCTTGGTCCTGCGCGAGCTGGTGATACTCGTACGCCAAGCTTGGTTGCCAGTGCAGGGTTTCGCGCTATAGGAGCTACCGAGCAGCTCATTCACATAGGTAGCAAATTGTTCGCAAATGATCTGTGATCCGGTCAGCAGCACGCGTGGACGGGCTTCGCTCATTCCGATCCAACCGTCACCATCGATCATACCTCGCCAGAAGTGCCTACTTGGGGTCAGACCGGCCGCGGCCTGGGCGCTGAGCGACTTCCTCTCTGTGACACCCCAACGCTCGAGATCCTGACATAGCTGCTCGGATCGAACTGCGATCCCGGTTACGCTGGAGGCAGTACCACCGGTCGTTTTCTGCGTGCGAGTTACAATTGGATAGCTACTGCGGAGAAAAGTCGAGAGTTTCACGACATGGGAAGCATCATCCGATTTCAACGTACAGCTCATATAGCGCCCCGTTCTATTACGGTAGACGCAGCCGTCAGCCATCAGAAAACCGATCCAGTACTCACTCGCCTCGTCGAGCACTGCAAAAGAGTTATGCGCAAGACTATAGAGCCTGTTGCGGCCCTTATCTGCTTTGGTTGCCGTTGAGTGTCCTTGGGCCCGCAACGCTTTTGTGACCGTTGGTACGCTCAGTCCAACGATCCGACTGATCTTGGTTGCACTCAGGCCATCTTGATACAACGTGGCCAAGGATGCTGCGATAGGTGGTGTGACCTTCTGGTACATGCTTTAAGGCTTATACTCAATTGCATTGATGTCGAAGGACAGGTAATGACCAAACACGCGGTGTCGGCCATAGAGGATTGGGATACGGGTGCCGATGGCCACTGTGTTCTTTGGAGCGCCGAGATAGGAGCTTTGCTTCCTCTCCTCCCTGTCGGTTTCGGGTTTTGGGGCAAGGAGTGCCGTCAGACCGCCAAGCAGGGCAAGGGCACCAACCTTCATCATGAGTGATCCGACCAGCGTTCCAGCGCCGAGCAGCAGGCCGACGCCAATAAGCACGGCGCCAAGGAGGATCTGCATCAACCCACCGTTCTTGCCGCCGCTCATTTGTGGGACGATGTGGATCTCTTCAACGTCAGGACCAAGGGCGACATAAAGAGCCTCTTCCGTATCATAGTCGACCACTTTGATACGGTGACGCCCCCTGACGGGATCAGGTTGAAAGCCCTTGAGCTGGCGAGTGACAGCTTCGACGATCTCAGCAACCGTACTGCCGGCGACAACGATCGGCCCATCGTGAAAAGCGGAGAAGTAGCCGTGGAGGTAAACCTTACGCAACAAGAACATCTCCGTCTTCGACGACGAACTTCGTCACACCATCGTTGCCGATGATGTAGTGGTCGAGCTCGGGCCAGTTGAGGAAGGTGAGGTAGTCACCCGATGAGAGGTTGGAGTCTTCCCCAGGATGCGTGTGCCAGGATGCCTGGGACAGCGGGGGAAAAACAACCAGGTCCGCGCCCCGCATGTCAAAGCCACCTTCGGGCTCGGGGCAAATGTTCGGCACCTCGACGATCTCGCCTGTCTTCAGGATGAAGCCACACCGCTCGTGCGGTCCTTCATACAGCGGCAGCAGATCCGAGGTGTTCATCGAGTTTCCTTTTGATGCGGGGAGATACCAGGTCGAGCAGGTTAGCCGTCGTCTCAGTACTGTTGAGGACGACGTCCTTGTGGCGAAACACAGCAACCGTGGTGTTGCGGAGAAGCATTCGATACGGCTCGACGACTGACAGCCGGCCCCAAAGATGATGGAGCACCTGGCCATTCTCGACGAAGACTGCGACATGATTGCCGATCGGAGCATCTACGGCGCAGAGGATCACATCACCGGGGCGGTAGTCGGATGGATGGCAGTCGAGAAGGTAGAAGCCGCACTTCTGGTAGCGGGCCATATAGAGGTCGAGCTCGTGAGCCCAGAACTGCTTCGGACATGCGAAGTTGGGAAACTTGATACCAAAGTTGTCGGTATAGAAGTCCCGAACCAGGTGGATGCAGTTGCGGTTTTTGTAGTCGAACGGCAGGCCGAGAAGGTGATCGTACTTCATCAGAGCGTCACCATCGGGAACTCGGGTGGGGTAAACATGCGAACCGGGATCTGGAAGTTGGCCCCCTCAGTCATGTTGCGGAGATCGAATGAGATGCTCTGACCCGAGATCAGCTCGCGGATGCGTCCGACGTACCACATGCGTTGCTGGAAAATCCCGACGTTGCCGTCGATGTGCTTCTGCAGAACCCTCTGTCGCCTGACGACTGCTAGGTCGAGCTGACCCTTCACGGCTGCAGCATTGAAGACGCCAAGCGGGTTCATGATCTGCAGGCTGGGCTTGCTTTCTTCACCATCGGCGCTGCGGTTGTCGCCGGTCATGTGGCAAGCCATGCCCTCGAACTTCAGCCCCTGCCAAATCACCTCGTTGCCCTCCTTGAAGCGGAAGACGACAGGCACATTCTTGAGGGTGATGGTGAAGAGCTCGACGAGGGCATCCGCAGTCAGTTTCTGAGCTTCTTGCTTGTGACTGACTGGTGCGTTCGACGTCATGGTTGGGTCAGCACCTCAAGTTGAAAGGGTTCGACTGTCCCTTGCCCGTTCTCCTTGACCTTGTACTCGAGCGGCTTGTTGAAACGCACCACGAGGTTCCCCTTTCCAGGCAGAGGAAGAATAAACTTCTCGTAGAGCTTGTGGACGTTATAGAAGGCCTCAAGCCGACCGATATTGATTTTCGGCTGCTTGTTGAGATCGACAACACCTGGAGAAGACTCGTAGAACTTCATTGTTGCGAAGTGGAGGACGTAGGTTACTTGGTCTGGCCCTTTGGGTTTGGAGGCGAACTCATATCCACGGCCGAACTTAACCTTCGTTGAAGACTCTGGGTAACGCACTGTCCATGTGAAGAGAGAGTGTTCGAAGGTTTCCATTGCGAGTTATGTGGGTGTGAAACCCTTGAGTTACAAGAGTATATAGATTTGGTATCTAAGGGCTTCAGTTTTTTAGACCCACCCCGTCTGATCCATGTCAACCACTCGAGAGAAACGACGCGGACGACGTTCGGAAGGTTCTTTCTTCCGGCCACTCGGCGCTCCTCGATTTTAACCAGGCCGAGCTTCTCGGCCAGCCGAAGGGCCTTTTGAACGGTCGAATGTCCAACCTTGGCGCGATCGGCTAGTTCCTTGATCGTCCGATCAAACACCCCTCCACTGAAGGTGATCACTGCGAGCACGGCGAGTTCGCATGTCGTGAAGCTTGCCGCCAGGTGTCCTGGGAGCGGCCCTGAGTTTGCGAGTTGCCGGCGGTGGCCGACAACCAGTGGGGTCAGGGCTTTGCGTTGTCGCCGCCTCCGTACTGGGAAGATCGAGAGGCGAGCCTTTTGGATCAGGTCATAGATCTCCTGGCACTGTTCATCCGACAGTGTTCCGAGAGACCAGTGGTGTGTGGCTTCCTGATAAAGGGCGTCAAGGTTCGTCCGTTCCGTCGTTGCGACGGCCCGCTTGATATTCTCAAACATGCGACTCCTCGTTTCGAGAAGCGGCAACTTCTCGATTGACAAGTGATTCGATTTTTGAGATGTTCGGTCCTGGCAAGGGAACTCAAACATCCCGTTGAATTTGGAAAAGCTCTAGGACGGCAATCCTGGGGCTTTTTTCATTGGTGCTAGGTCACGACTCGGTTTCCTTTCGTGAAAATCGATGGCATGATGACCCAGTCAATGAGTCGTGACAAGTGTGTAAACCAGGAATTTTACTCGGTATATACCCGGTAAAGACGCGAGAGCAGATGTCGGATCAGGTTCTCCTTAACGTAAAGTTAGATAAAGAACTTAAGGAAGCGTTCGTGGCAGCAGCAGCAGCCAACGATCGGACTGCTTCGCAAGTCCTCAGAGAATTGATGAGAGCTTACGTCCGGAAGCCTACGACCGAACTGAGGTTGGTAGAAGAGCCTCGAAGCTCCAACTGAGCTCTCTGGTAGGAATACAGGTTACTATGAAACGGTTTTTGATCCTCTGCCTTTCAGCTCTTGGGTACTTTGCACCACACGCATTAGCAGAAACCCCCTCAATCAGTCGTTTCATTGGCTCTAAGCTAAGTCAGTCCTTTGAATATGATGGGATAGAAGCGTCTGTTGAGTTCATCATCAGCCCCCCTCGCGCCAAAGATGAAGAGCCTCCTCAAGAGGTCGCAGCATTGATCAGCCAATACCGAGGACTTGACACGCAGTGTCGTGGGGGTAGATCGAATGATCCTAATACCCAAAGTGCCTGCACAGAACGTGACAGTTCCACCCTGATGGATCAGGTTCGCGCATTAGGTTATTGTTACGGACGTAAAAATGATCTTGGATCTGACATGCGTTGGAGCCGATGTGGTTCGGACTCTATAGACTATAAGGACGGAAGCGAGAACCTTAGACTTGTCTGCTCAAATGAAGGAGCAGAGATTTGGCTCGAGCTAGCCCCCTTCCAAACAGTCTCACAGGGTAGTTCACGAGGCACCATCGGAGCTGGTGGTGAGGAAGCAAAAACCGAATACACATCTACCGTGGTTGGTAAGAAGGTATCAGCCCTGTACGAAGTTTCTGGGTCGCTGAAACCTGTTTTGAAAGCGATGCATCAGGGGCAGACGCTCCATCTTCCCTTGGGAGCGATGGAGTTACGCCTTCCCCTACCCATCAACAACGAACAGACAAAGCGTGCTCTCGGTGCGATGTTCCAAGCCTGCCCTTAGACGGCACCCATCTGAACCTGCTGGATCAGCTGCTTGATCGTACCACGGCGCGAGATGTTATCTGCGACCGCGGCGATGATATCGTTCGGCCCAGGAGGCGGCACCTGGTCCGGTGAAACCACCCAGACATTTACCTGGCCATTATCCTTCTTCTGGTCCTTCTTGCCGGCAGCTTTGCCCGCGAGAGCGCCTTCCGAAACCTGACGGTTGCCGAGGTTGTTCAGGTTGTTGAAACCGTCCTCGCCAATTACGTCCATGGCAGATTTCCTGAGGATGCCCTCGCCAGGCATGACGTTGACAAGGACGTTATCTCGGAAGGGAGCTACACCAGTTGCGGCACGGCGTGGGATCAGCCCGTTCGCTGCACGGACAATTTTGCCCGTGGCTGCGCCACCAACGACACCGAACAGTCCTTCGCCAAGCTGGCCAAGGATGCTGCTTCCGCCACTGCCGCCGAACAGCGACATGATGATCTGGTTAGCCAGTGCTTTAGCAATGATCTGCATGAACATCTGGAGGATCGTGCTGCCGAGCTGCTTGAAAGCTTCTCCGGCCGACATGGTCCCAGAGGAAATGTTCATGAAGAACTGACTGAAGCCATTTGATAGGCCGTCGAGCACCTGGCCCCAGGTGTTCTCGACCTGCTTAGCCATTGGGATCATTTCATTATTAGCACCAAGAATACCATTCTGCTGTGCCCAGGCGTTGGTCGCAGACTGGATAGCGTTGGCTGTTGTTGGTCCCTGCTGTGCCTTGGCCGCATCGAGAGCGTTGTTCTCGGCCTTCAGCTCGTTGTTCTTCGCAATTAGGTCATTCTCCTGAAGGCGCCACATATTCGCTTCATCATCGCGGCCGGCGCTTTCAGCTTCCGCAGCGTACCGGCGAACTTCAGCGATCTCCTTTTCGATCAGGAGGATGCGATTAGCAGTGGCTTCACGCTCTCGATCACGGACGTCCTGCTCCATCGTCTGGATGTCCGAGATCGTGTACTTGTTTGCCATGTCGGGCTGGCGAGCGGCGTCCAGCTTCGCCTTGGCAGCATCGACCGGACGGTTCAGCTCCTCGTCCGCGGCCTTGTAGTATTCCTCCATGACTTTGAGGACGTCGCTGTTGAGGTTGTTGCGGAGCTTCTCCTGCAGCTCCTGCCGCTTCGTCTGGACGTCGGGCAGTGCCAGCTGGTCCGGAGTGTAGTCCGCATCGAACTTCTTCAGCTCAGCATCCATGATCTTGGCATGGGCATCCTGAACCTGCTTCTGGATCTCCTGAATGGAGCCAGAGTCACCGTTGATACGGGCCTGGGTCTTCAGCGTGCCAAGTCGGCTATTGAGGTTCTTGATCGTGGCGTCCTGAATGGACTTGACGCGCTTGACCTCGGACTCCTGAATGATCCGGTCGGTTTCTTCTGTGGTCTTCTGGATATCAGCGTCGGCCGCAGTGTTTGCGCCAGTGTTAAAGGACTGAGCGTGTGCAAGACGCTTCGAGATGTGGTTGACTGATGGGTCGCTGTTCGGCCGCTCATACTGGTCCATGAAGGCCTTCGTCAGGACGCTTACATCCTCATCACCAGCTTTCAGCCGGCTGAAGAGATCAGGGTAGTCACGGGCGAGTTCCTTCAGGACAAAGTCATACTGCGTGTTGAGGTTGTTCCAGTTTGGAGTCGCCTGCAGCTCATCGCGGCGAGAGCCACGCCACTGGGCAGCGCCAATAGCTGAGCCATTGTCGCCTAGAATGGTGGGATTGAAGCCTGACTCGACGGACAGGTTACCCGCTACAGCCGCCGCCCCTACCTTGGACAGCCCGCGTTCCATGAAGTGCTTGATAGCTGACTGGGCACTGCCAGCCACTGCCTCACCGATCGGCTGGCTGAGGTCGATGCTCTCGATCCGCGTGTCGACGTTGGCGAGCTTGTTCACTTCGCCCGACAATGCACTTGTCAGCTCGCGGATCTTCTCAGCAAGCTTGTTGAAGGCCTCACTCGGTGGCAGCTTCTTCAGCTCTGCCTGAGCGGTGTCGATCTGTGTACGGAGCGACTTGATGTTGTCTTGGATCGCTTCCTTCTGACCCTGGAGTGACTGCTTGAGGAGCTCCTGTTCCTTTTCGATCGCCTGCTGGTCGACTTCCTTCGCATCCTTGGCGAGCTTCTCGACGGTATCGGCCAGCTCGTCGCGGCGGGTCTCCAACGCATCAGGCTCGGTAGTGACCTTGATCAGCTCCTCGTAGGTTTTTTTCAGGCCCTCTGTCGAAGCCTTCATGAAATCGTCGTAGGCCTTCTTCGCGACCTTCAAAGACTCCTGGTCTGTGGCGTTGGAAATCTGCCGGCGCAGGCGGGCGAGCTCGTCGTTCTGCTGGCTTGCATCCTTACGGACGCTCTTCTCAAGAAGCTTACGCTGACGAGTGGTCGCAGTGTCCGCTTGACCATTCGCGCTGTTCCCCAGAGCGTCAAGCTTGTCACGGAACTCACGAGCGATAGGCTCGCTGTTGAGACCCTTCACCTTGCTGTCGCGGTCAAACGAGCGACGGAAGGTCTCGATCGCGTCGTCCGTCATCTGCTTCAGCCAGCCGTCCAAGGCCTTCAGGGCCTCGAGCTCTTGCTCAGCAGTAAGTCCCTGCTTCCGCAGGTCAGATAGTTTGCCGTTATATTCCCTGGAGATGGTACCGTAACGGGTGTCGAGCTGCTTGTAGGCGTCAGACCCTCGAGCCGACTCACTCTGCTGCTGCTTCACACCCTGATTTTGCTCGCTGCGCTTCACCTCAAGTGAAGTGACATTTGCGACGAGAGGCTTCAGCACTTCCTTCAACTCGGTCAGGAACGTAATATCACGGTCCTTCGTGTCCGACGTACCTCTGCGGAGGTCACCAATGCGAGCGTCGATGAGATCGTCGAAACCTGCAGCGCCAATAGCATCAGTGCCAGTGACGTTACCATTGGCAAACCGGATAGCCTGGGCGATCTGGGGGCCAAAGTAGCTCCCCGCCTTATCGACTAGGTTACTACGTTCGCCTGAGTCCATCACTGCCTGGCGGCGGTTATAGACTTCAAGGGTCAGAGCCCTGTCGAGCTGCCGGTTTGGGTTCTTCAGCAGCGCCGCCTGCTGCTTCTCGAGTAACGCGATCTCGTCGGCTCGAGCAGAGTTCGCAGAGGCTAGTTCGGCTGCACGAATGTTCGACGAGGTTTGCTTCAGGTCGTGCAGTTCGCGGATGAGGTCCGTGACGGATGCCGTGTCGCTCTTGATGGACAGGCCGAGTTCTGCGAATTGGTGACGCAGTTCGTCGATCTTGGCGCCTCGCATCAGCTCGTTAGTCTCGAGCTCGCCTTTGCGATCGATGACGCCCTGAATAGCTTGGTCGATTGAGGTGATCTTCTTCTCGGTGGCATCAGCGGCACCAGAGAGCTGACTCGTCCGAGCGCGAGCATCGTCCAGGGCCTTGGCGAGATCTTCGCTGCTGTCCGACCACATCATGAAGGCGCCGGCTGCTGTGACGGCCACAGTGGCCGCAAGACCAATCCAGCCGGCTGGTGTGACCAGGGACAAGACACGCAGCGCAGCGGTCAGGCTTCCGAAGATACCAGTCGCAGCCGCCGCTTCAGTCGCCGCCAAGACTATGCCGGCACGGATGTTGCCGAGTACTGGGATCATCAGCCCCAGGCTCTTCAACAGCGACATTCCAAGGGATGCCGCCATGATCGTGCCGAGAGCTGCCGCGCCGACACCAATGGTTTGCAGTAGCCCCGGAACCTGGTTCAAGCCGCTCAGCAGAGGGGTAATCCCCTCCAGCACACGCTGGACAATGTTGAGGACAGGCTCGAAACCAGTGTAGGCCGCAGCGGTGAGAACTCCGCCGAGGTTCTTGGCTGTGTTTGCAAGCGACTTCATCTGGATGTCGTTCGCTTCGGTGGCTGCTGCGGACAGGATGAACGACCGCTGCAGATCATAAGCCATCTCGGTGTTGTTAGAGAGGGCGACATAAGCAGCTGCCGAGCGAAGCTCGAGCGACTGATAAGCCTCAGCCGCACCAAATCCGGCGCTCTTCAGCGCCTCTATCACTGGCAGAAAGCCTTTGGTCTTGACGTTGACGTCATCGACACTCAGGCCGGCGGCTTTCAGGGTTTCCGTCAGCTTCTTCGAGGGTGTCTGAAGATCCGTCAGGAGGGAGCGGAAGCCGGTACCCATAGTCGATGCACGAATACCAGATTGCGACAGGGCGCCCAAAATGCTGGTAGTTTCCTCCAGCGTCAGGCCGACTTCGCTTGCGGTCGGGCCGATGTAGTTCATCGCCGTGACCATCTTGTCGACGGAGAGCTTGGATAGGTTCAACGCCGCGGTGAAGGTGTTGGCCACGTCACCAGTGCGGCTGGTCTCCAGATTGAATGCCGTCAGTGCCGAAGTCACGATGTCGACGGACTGGCCAAGATCAGAGCCGGATGCAGTCGCAAACTTGGTGACGGAGGCGAGTGACTGATTGACTTCTTGGATCGACAGACCAGCCTGGGCCAGCATGGTGGCGGCTTTGGTCATTTCGAGGGAGCTGAAGGGAACGGTTGCAGAGATGGCGAGCAGGTTCTGCTTGAAGTCGACCATCTCACGGTTGGTCGCGGTGGAGATCGCCTGGAACTGATGGAGTTCCTTGTCGAGTTCGATGATCTCGGAAGCCGCGCCTTTGACGGTATTGAAGAGCGTGCCGACCGCCGCGTAGTTCATCATGACACGGCCCTGAATACCCATCAGGTCGGCGCCACCATTGAAGTTGATCTGCTCCAGCCGGTTGCGGCTCGCCAATGCAGCGCGACCGTTCTCAGCTGCAAAGATCTGGTCCTGCCTGCGCTGGTCGGCCAGGGTTGATCGAGCGGAAAGAAGCCGGTTATCTGAGTTGGCGATGCCCTGCGAAGCAGCGAAATGTGCCTGCTTGACGCGAGCCTCAATAGCCGCCTCAGATGTCTTCAGTGATTGCAGGGTCGCCTTGACAATCGCATCCGTAATGCGGGCCTGGACTGCCTTGGCGGAATTGACGATGTCATTGATTGCAGCCTGGCCAGCTGCTCGGTTCGCTTGGTTGAGCGAGGCACTGTCAGAGGTGCCTCCCTGCCCTGCCCGATTGTAGATCGATGAAGCGACCTGATCCTGGCGGCGCTGTGCTTGAAGGAGAGATGCCTGGCCGCGCTTTGCAGCGTTGGCCAGGCTATCCGCCATCGCTTCGGTCATCCGTTTGATGGCCGTCTCGATAGTGCCTACATTCCCGAGGAAATCGCCTGTGACCTTATTCAGGCTGTCGCGGATCTTTTCGAGCTCTTTGTGAGCTTGGCCGGTTCCGATGGTGTAGTCGACGTTCACCTGGTTATCAGCCAAGCGTTCCTCCTATGTCGGCAAACGCCCGGGCAAGCTGATCAAAGGACTGGATGGCATCGGACTCGTCGGACTTGCTCTCGCCGCCCCCGAGCGCCTCATCAACCACGAGACGGAAAGTCTCATAGGTCTGGAGGTGGTGAGCCATGTGCTCCTGAGATTTCAAACTTACCAGGGTGGTCAGGTCATTGAACGAGTTCGACCAGTAGGCCTCGTCGAGGGCGCTGGGCCGTATGCCCAGCGTCCAAATTATGCTGTCGCGGAAGCTGAGGCTTCCAACCCAGCCAGAGAAGACTTGAGGCCCTCGAGGACGTCCTTGTTGGACTCGACCCGCTTGACCATTTTGCCCAACGAACGAACGAAAAAACTCAGGACGTGCTCCGTTGCCCAGTCGAGCACGGACTCCACGTCATCGATCGACATGTCGAGATCGTCCATGTCCTCGATTGCCTTCAGCACCTTGCCAGAGGGTTTGCGTTCAGCGAGGCAGGCCTTGAGAACCTCGGAGCGGAGGTACTCATCCAGCGAGATCTGAGGCGCGACTTCCGGAGAGCCAACCAGCTTGGCGAGCTCATTCAGGAGGCCATAAGACATGAAGAGTTCGCGCTCGGCGCCCTCGAAAGAAATGGATATTTTGTCGGTCATTGTGATCCTGTCAGGAAAAGAAAAGACTCCCAGTAGATGGGAGTCTTTTCCTATTTTTACAAGGAGTGTTGGAGGCCTCAGCGGGCGAAGAGAACAGCTGCTGCGGTGCCATACTCGGAGAAGAGAGGATCAGTCTCGACACCCGAGTAGGGGGTAAATTCGAAGGGCAGGTTGCCGAAGTTGTCCGTCTGGAAGGCGACACCCAGGCCCTTGGTGATCTTGATCTTCGGCAGGTAGATCGTGAACGGCGCGTTGTCCTTCGGGAGCAGGCCGACGATCTTGGCACCGAACTCTGGCTGAACATCCGAGGCGCCGACGTCGATCCGCTTAACCTTGCCGATACGGGCGCCAATCGGGAACACCATGGTGGTGGCTGGCTCGTAGCCTGCGGCGAGCGTGATGGTGGTCTTCGCCGTCGCGACGGTTGCCGTACCCACTTTGGCAATGTGGACCTTGTCGTCCAGGCCGTTTTGCATAAAGATATAATCGCCGGGCTTCACCTTTTCGGTGACATCCGAACCAACCTCGATCGTCTTGCCAGCCGCGGCGTAGGCAGCAGTTGCCAGCCAGATCTCTTCATTCTGGTCGAACGACACGCCGGAAGCGTCCAGTCCTGCGGCGTATCCGAGGTTGCGGACAGTGTATTCGTAGATCTCCATCGAGCACTTCAGGCCATCGCCGTTCTTCACGGACATGACGACAGAGTTCTTCAGACCCTGGGTCAGTTCCACGTAGGTCGGATCAGCCGTCATCTGGAAGTTCTTCACCAGGCCGAGCGAGTGTTCGGCAGGGTTCAGCTTGTGGAGTTCAGCCGGTGGACCCACCATGACAGTGGCAGTCGAAAGAAGAAAGTTTTTGGTCTTTGCAGAGCCAGCCATGTGGGTGTTTCCTCATGTGTGTTCAAGAGAATTGGTTCCTTGATAAATGAGGATTTATGCCCATATTTGCGAGGAGTCTTTTGCAGCAAAATGGTGAAGAATGCATCGCTTGTCAGTCGCCCTTGATGATGATCTCTCGGCTCTTATTCAGAGCCGCGCCGACATCAACAAACGTTCCATGAGCAAGGAAGTCATATTCCTCGTGGAGGCCGCTCTTGCCGCCGAGCACGACGGCAACCTTGAAATCCTCCGAACCCTGATGATTGCCCAGGGTGGGCTGGAGACCCTTACTCCCCAGCCGCAGTAAGCGGGTCAAAGATAAAGCTACACTGGATAAACTGCAGGGGCCGAGTATCAGCCTTCGTCATTGGCATCACTGTGGTGCCGTCGACGACATGCAGCCAGCCGAGCTGCACGCAGGCTTCTTGATCGTACAGGGGGATCTTGCTTTCGGGCCGCATTCGGCCAAACGTGCTCCCGACATAATTCCGCAGCCGAAAAAGGTTCTTGTCACTCGCGAAGCTCGAGATCCCTATCGTGAAGGAACCACCAAAGACATGTGGTTCGTCCTCGGTGAATGTAATTGCCGTCGTGCCAATCAAGTCAGTATCCGGAAGCTCTAGGGTGTTTGCGTGAGCTTCCCAATCGATGTACTCGATCGCGGTTTCAGGATGAGCTGGCTTCCGATCTTCGATGATCCCTTGGACAAATACCACGAGGGAGCTGTGTAGGTTTTCATAGAGCTTTTCGTACATATGAACCTCAGCGGGTACGGATAGAGTTACTGATCGCCGCGCCCACGAGACGTGGAATGCGGGTCAGCATCCAGTAGGAGAAGACCGGCTGGAGCAGGGGGCGATGGTGGTCCTGCACACCCTGAAGCTTGGTCAGGGTATCTTTCGACAGACCAAGGGTCCTCTCGAAAGCTACAGTCGGGTCGGTGTGATCTGGTCGTTCTTTGAGAAAGCCAGGAAGGGTGCGAATTGGGATTTTTGGAAGGAAGCGGAGCTGAAGTTGACCGACACGAACGCGGCTCTGGTTCTGCATAACCCGAAGGGACTTAGTCGTCTCACCCTTGGCGTAATAGACCTTCACTGTTCCGGTCCTTGCAACGACATCTTTGGCAAGCGCCCTTATCTCTTTCTGAAGGCTCCCGGTGTGGATGAAGTACTTTCGTGCCTGATCAGCCGCGCGGCCGATCTTACCGCCGGACTTCTTGATAATTGTCGCCCGAGCAAGCGCCTGCCACTCTAGTTCGGCGGAAAACGGCAGTGCCTTCGTGAGCGACTTTGAAGCGTTGAAGATCGGGAGTTCACCCTCACCTTCCAAACCCCGCTCTTCACCCAAGTTGAAGAGGATCTTCGTCGACACACCTTTGTTATCGGCCATCTGGGACTTCACTCCCATCATGTTCATCGCTGCAAAAGTTACAGCTTGCTTCAGCGAAGCACTTATGCGGGTGTCCAAGACGCGCTGGAGGCGAGGTACGTCGACTTGGAAGCCTGACGAAAGGCTTCGTCCAGCTTCCTCTTCCATAGCTTCGACGAAGCTCTCCTGTGCGAAGACATCCTTATTCCCCACACCACGACGGTTGCCGACTTTGAAGGTGACCTTCACGCCGGCCATTACTGCAGCTCCGCCAGGTAGACGCCACGCACAACGTTCACCCGTTTAACTACCATGTTATCGACGATGTCGTTGAGCTTCAGTTCGGCGGAGGTGAAACAGCTAACGCTCTCCTCCTTAACCCGCATGGTGCCATCAGCCTGTTCTCGGTTGACTCGCTCGATCAGCACCCAGATGTTCCCGAGATCCGTCTTGCCACTCGACTTCTCGCGTTTGGTCAGCGGGTCAACGATGGTGGTTTCGCGCTGCCAGGTGACGTTCTTGTTGAGTGGGATCAGCATGTGACTGCGGTACTCAACGATGTCGTAGGCAAAAGACGCATCATGATCTGCAACAAGGTACCAGCGGTTGGCGACGTCGCGGATCACATCCAACGTTTTCACCCGGCAGTCGGCTGATACGCGGAGGATGCGACGAGGGGCGCTGAAATCATAGCCAATCAGCTTCCCTTCAGCATCCTGCTCGACGGTCCCGCGGAATGGTAGATTGTCCGACCGATACATTGTGCTGTCGAAGCGCAGACCCGCTGTCTTGAGACTGACCATTATGCCCCCGTTATTGCGTCGGTACCCGACACAGCCAGGAAGAACGAGATGTTGGTTTCTGCAACCACGACCAGCTCATCGACGGCTTCCTGGTAGCGGCGCTCTGCCTCGATCTTGAGCTTGTCGAGCTCCTTCAGATCGACGCGGCTGAACTGCTTGACACCATTCGTCTCGCTCTGAGCCATCCGCTGCTTAGCGGAAGGCAGAACATCGAGAACGGCCCGCATCCGGATCAGAGTGTTGGCGGCGATCTCGTCGGTTGTGCCTGATGTCAGCGCCGCAGTCAGGATGTCGGCAGATACATCCTTTTCCACGACCAGGTATGCTGACAGAAGGTCGATGTCCTCATCTGGCATCTCATGATCTTCGATGCCAATGAAGGCGCGGACATCACTGGCCGTTACAGTGAAGCTGGGTTCTGGCACAACGCGATACACGCGAGAGATTTGCATCTCCTCGCCGGCGACCTTGAAGTTGACTACCACGTTGCGCCGTTCGAACCGGCGTGTTCCGGTGATCTGGTTGGCCGAAGATGGTACCAAGATCTTTAGTTCGTACACCGTCCCAGTCACCACGTACGGGATGTCTGTGAGGCCGACCATTGGGGTGCCCAACTGGTCTTTGATTGTATAGGTCACGGACCCTGCATCGGGGGCAACCGGCTGCGTCCCGATGATGAAGGGAATGCTTAGTGCAGTCGGTGTGCCCGCGATGACGTCCATGTTACTTGCCCCGCTTCTTTGGCGCGGGCGCCTGGGGCGCTTCCGGATCGAACTGTGACAGGAATGACGCAACGGCGAGATCCCGATCACCATCCGAGTCACGCCAGAAGTTCTCGAAGTCCATGTCGGTCACTTCGTCAGGAACGTCCGCGACTTTCACGATCTGGCTGAGCGCGATGCGAGAGTCGATAAAGCTCGAGCGGGAGACAACAGAAGGGCGGTTGGCATTCAAGGTCTGGCCGGTTGAAAGGTCCAGAAGACCGAAGGGGCCAGTGGTTTCAGCAAGCAGTTTCACGGTGCTCTCCTAATAGAAAGCCCGTCGTTCGGTTTAGAACGACGGGCCAAGGGTTTACCTCAAGGCGGGGATTAAGCCGTCTTGAAGTCGAAGATCGAGCGAGTGTCTCCGAAGTTCATCTTGTAGCCCGCGTTCGTGGTCTTGACGACCGTGACCGACTGGTTGGCGATCGAACGCTCGGACTCTTCGATATCAGAGCCAGCCTCAATCAGTTCTTCCATGGTGTCACCCTTGGAGAGACCGATCAGTTGGCCTTCTGGTGCTTCGGCCGACAACGAGAAGTTGGCCACGGCCGACAGCAGCGGGATACCGCCGAGCTGAACGCCCTGCTTCGCTAGGAGGTCGCCTTCGGTCGTGCCCTGGTTGCTGGCAACGGGCATGGTCAGGAGCATCAGCCACTCGAGATACGAGTCGTAGTTGCCGACCACGGTGTCGACCGGGGTGCCACCCTTGGCACGGTTGATCAGCCACTTCAGAAGCGCAAAGCGGTCGATCTTGCCGAGGGTCGCACTGGAGTTCAGGGTCGACATCTTCACGACCGGGGCCGGTGCGTTGACGCCGTCACCGTTGACTAGGAGTGCCGTTGCCGCGGCAACCTTGGACATCTCGGTCTCGCGGAGCATGCGGACGAAGTATGGCGTCATCAGATCCAGGCGGGCGCGACGGCCAAACTCGTAGGAGTAACGCAGACCACCACCATGCTTGTAGATCCGGACGGACTGTTCGCTTGTGCGGATGGTGCGAACCGGTACGCGGCCGAGTTCAGCGACGGCGCGAACCGTCTGATAATCACCCTGCTCGTCATTCACGACGGTGGAGATCATCTCGTTGCCGGAAATCGTGCGGCTCTGGGATACCATGGAGATGGTATTTTCCAGCTGGCTCTGACGGTACTTCCAACGGACCATATCGTCGATGACCTCGGGGAAGAGGGCACGAGTGCCAGCGTACGTCTGGAAGGTGTCCGATGCGGCGTCGAGGACGATGCCCTGCGCGAAATCGTCACGAACCGGGAGATTCAGGAAGGACAGAGCGGCTTCGTAACCGTTCAGATAGCCGTCAGCGTCCCGGTAGCGGTCGTTGTGCTCGGAAGCAGCCGGATCGATTGCCAGGGTGAGGAAGTCGCGCATGTTGAGGCCGAAGCTCTTCGCTTCGCGAATGAGCTTCTGCGCTTCGTTCTTGCTCACGCTTTCGTCTTCCGTGAGCAGAACCTGGAGGCTCTCGACTCCACGGCGCTTAACTTTGGTGAGGGACTCGGTCATTTAGAAAATTCTCCGTTAAACTGGGGGCGAGAGCCGATTAGACCTGGACGACGACGGCGTCGGTCCCGATGATCTCTGCGACGAAGTTCTTGCTGTGGTCAGCCGTTGCGGCCTTCTTGACCGTGCCGTTGCCGCCGCCGATTGCGGTGTCACCCGCCGCGATGGCATCACCAGCCTTAATTGGCAGGACATTTGCGAACTTCAGAGCAACGGCGCCGATGAGCTGACCTTCGACCTTGCGGTCTTCGACAGTTGCCAGACGGCCGATGATGGTGTCGCCATCGCCTGCGAGCTTGACGGTGTTGGCAGCTGCGCCGAAGGAAACGGCCTTACCCACGTCAGCCGCAACGATGCCGGCTGCGAGCGTGAAGGTCAGGTGGAAATCTTCGAAGTGGAAACCACGAAGACTTACTTTGGTGTGGAAGGATGCCATGGGGTATGTTCTCCGTGGTTTCGGGGATTAGCGCTTCAGACGGAAAGCCGTGGCGCGAGGCGTAGCCGCGCTCGACAGGTCCGTTGGAGTGTCTTTGGAAGTGCCGCCGGCCTTGATCACGAGAGCATCGGAATGTTCAGTGATGAGAGCCGAGAGTTCAGCGACATCAGTCGGAACGGCGACATCGAGTTTGCCGACCTTGGTCAGGACGTTCTTGGCGACCGCCGAGAGAGCTGCGACTGCAGCGTCACGAGCAGCAGTGACACCAGCGATGTCAGCAGCCTTGGCCGTTTCCAGCTGACCGGTCAGGTCGACGATGGTTGCATCACGCTCGACAACGGTAGCTTCGAGCGCCGTCACCTTTGCAGCGGATGCGGTGAGGTCGATCTGGGCTTTGGTCAGATCCGCCGTCTTCGCGGTCAGATCTGCGACGAAGGCAGAGATATCCATGGGTGTTTCCTTGGTAGCGGTGAGGTTGAGGACGAGCGAGTTCGGGTCCATGCCGGTCGCCGCGAGGCGCTCGAAGGACTCACCGAAGTGGGACTTTTCGCGGGTAACAATGCGGGCGTTCTGAGCCCCACCCTGGCCAACCAGGGACATTTCCCAGAAGTTGGCCAGGCCACGCATTTGGCCATAGACGCCAGCCTTGCCGAGCTGATTGCCGTCGTTGTCCATGCCCGACCAGATGTTCTCGGACGTGGCATCGGGGCCGAAGTAGTCGAAGCCGGACTTGGAGTTCAGGAGCTGCTTGGACAGGATCGAGACGGAGACCTGATCCACAGTTCCGGCTTCGATCTTGGTCGCCTGCTCATTGGCAGTCGGATCGAGGAAGAACAGGACGCGGAGCTCGGACTCGACGCCCGTGTCGACCACTTCGGCGTGGAAGACGCGGCCGATCGGGAGCGGCTCTTTGTTGTGCTGGATTTGAACAGGGCGGGACTCACGACGCAGTTCGCTCGCCATCTCCAGAAGGAAGTTGCGGTCGGCGCGGGCGCCCTTGTAGAGATAATGCTCCTTGCGGATGGGAAGCGTGTTGAAAGCGATCGCCTCGTAAACACGCAGCGCGTCGAGATCCACATCGCCAGCCGAGGCTGTGATGAGGTCGCGAATGCGTTGAGTTTTTTCGATCTGCTTCATCTGTTTCAGGGTCCACTTGGGGTCCACTGACAGATGGAAGTTTAGGGAGTGAAGTTCAATTAAGTGCTTGATTCATAATGATGAACTATGCATCACGATTGACTGCTTTCGTCTGGTGCCCATTCTTTGCGGATCTTCTCGATCATCTCCTTCGGATAGAAGATGACACTACTTCCTGACCTTATCAGAATGCCATTGGCGGTGGTTCGCATGAGTATTGTGTTCACGTAGTCCACATCGGTCGTAAACACGTCGTAGCGCGGACTTACGCGGTGAAGATCTTTGAACGCTGAGGCTTCACCCGCGAGAGCGACGGAGTTATAGAGAGTGAACAAAAGGAACACGATATTGATGTAACTCACAGACTGTTCTTGGAATATCTGGAAAAATACAATACCGGCCAATATAAAGGAGGCGAAATGGAAGATGAACACCCTCAGTTCGACGAGAGAAGGAGGGAGAAAAAACGAAATTATTACAGGTATCGCCAGGAACTTGTCATAGAATAGAAGAAGATGGATAATCTCGTTCTGTTTGTTCCTCTTAACGAGATATCTATATCCCCAGTGATAGATCGACACGCATATTGAGGTAACACCAAACACATAGGGTGAGACTTGTAATATGCCGGTCAAAATCGTCGCGTCAAAGAACAATCCAGAAAGTTCGAAGCCAACGATCTGC